GAGCAGGTTTCTGTTAAACGACTGCACGCGATTTAGCATTTACACAATTGCGGTCTTTTTTTTCATGAATTTATGCATGGCTCAACGTTTGCGAACCCTCATTGGACTTGATCGAGTTGTTGAAGTGTTGGTTAGTGTTCCATATTCATGATAGACTATGTAGTCAAAGGCATCGCTTAAGTGTGTAGCATACTCTTGGGCAACACCGTTGTTGCTTCCTTCATCGCTTTTGTCTTTCTCGAAGGTATCTTTGTCTTTCATTCCAGCATTCTGAAGAGAGACAACAAGGCTCGGGCAAAGTTCTTCATGCACCCTAATCTTAGGATATCTAGGGTTATTCTCTTTTAATATATCGCTTATTAAAATGTACCTATTTTGATAGGACGGATAAGTGTTATCCGTTTCGTCAACCACCACAAATCCTCCATCAGTGAGTTTGCTTTTAATTTTTTGGAACAATGTAGTGTTTCGGTCTGGATCCTTATTCTTACCGGATCTATCACCACGCAAGTAAACGATTCTCTTTAAATGATGTTTGTAGTATGCGATGAAGTCATCACAGACTCTTTCAATTAGAGTTGATGTTGATTCTTTGGCAAAGAATTCTTTGTTGAATATATCATAGTCATATAGCTTTTGTTTAACCAATGCACATGTAAAGTATCCATTAAAGTCCCAGCCCATTACCAGTGGCTTCCAAGGGTCGTACCATAGGTCTTTGTCTACGTATATCTTTTGCTGATCGTCGAACTGGTAGCTATAGTTTGTACCTACATGTACCTTTGCGTCGAATCCTGGATAGAAACCATTTGGTAAACCTTCCGGTAGTTCATTCATGATCTCAATCATAAACGTGATTGGGTCTAATTCGTTTTTCTGACTCTCAAGATAATTACCAGGAAGGTTGATTCTATTGTCTTTGGCATTTGCTTTTGAGAAGAAATACCCATCAGGGTCTACTTCTTGAAGTTTTTGTCCCTGCAAAAACCACCTACCAGCTGGTCTTCTTGGCAACGAACTCACCAACACACTAAGCCAATGCATTGGATGATTATATCGTTCTCTACCTTTCCTAGGGTCGCTAAACTTTCCAGTATTAGCCCTTAATGCAGGTTTGAGTACGGTTTGGTAATAATCTTTGTTTGTAAATCCTACTTCGTCACCGACTACTACATCAAAATTATCTCCACGACCCAAGTCTGGTCTGTCTGCAGATAATAGTTTTATCAAATGTCCTTTGGCCCAACTGATGGTATTATCGTAAGATTTTACATCAAAAAAAGGTTTTGCCCACCATTCAGGTGGTTTTCTGTTGATAACATAACATCCTCCTGGGTTTGTTTTTTCGTTAAATTCTGTATAACCATAGGATTTCCAAATCTCAGAAGATTGGCTCAAAACAATACTTTGGATACTTTTGTAAGTGCTAGACCAAAGACCTGTAACTGCTCTTGGCAACATAGAAGAAGCAATCGCTAGTATATCCATTATTGTAAATGTCTTACCTGTTCCCCTTCCCCAGTTTAAAAACATTGTGAATCCACGCTGGTAAGTTCCTTCTCCAGGTTTATCATAATCTGCAGTATTGTTAAGCATTTTTTCAAGAACTTCGAATTGCTTCTTGTTTCTTTTTAAATTACTCGTTTGTGGCTCCTGTTGCATTGTTTTGTTGGTTTTGGATTAGTTGAAGACTGTTATTATCGCCTTGCATTATGAAGTTCACATTTATAGCAGGCTGTATTTTTTCTAGGTCTATATGAGCTGTTATTTTGTTTAATCCTAAAATCTCAGCTGCGATTTTTACATTTTTGGATATCAGAGTTGCTTTTTCATGGTTTGAGCTTTTTCCACAATCAAGAGCAAGTTTGTTTGCTCTCATCAACTGCTCGTAAAGCACATTTTTAGCTACATTCTGGTTTAATTCGGTGACATTCCCAAATATTATATTGGCATCCTCCCAGATGGTGTAAGTCTGTTTGACCGAATACTTTTTTCCGTTTGTTTCAACTGGATTCAGTAATGCTTTTCTGCAGTCTTCAGGTGTCATCATTTTGCGAGATTGCCAAGTGATCACTTTCCTAAGTATCTCTAAATATGCAAGGTCATCTTCATCTGCAATTTCATTTGTTGCTTTCGGATCCAAATGTTTTTGAAGTCTTTCAATCCGGCTCAATTTCCTTTGGTCCCAGTCTGATATATCCAGTTCGTTATCCATTATGCTTTTTTTTCATAAAGGAAACCTTCACGAAGGCCTAAAAACAGAACATGAATTTTCTGTTCTGTAAAAAACCGATAGGAAAAACAAATTTTGTCTTGTTATGCAAGCATTTGAAATTTATCTATCAGAAGTGATTATTCGTTACGAGGCTTCAGGCATGAGCAGCTCATCTGAATGCTTCAGTTTGACTTATGAATATCTTGATAAAGATGAAAAGGTAGTAAAACGTATTTTTGAAAAATGTCGCAGAAAACCAGCTTTGACGCACTCTAAGCAGAGGGAATATAGAGATATCAAGTCTATTGAGCAGAAAGAAAAGATGGCCACAAAGTTTCATGTAGAAGTTTTTCAAGATAACAAATGGATTCCTAGAAATCTCTTTATAGCCCAAGTAACACACTTTAACAACCTTTTAATTGACCATAACCACTAATGCCAGTTTTTAAATCAGCAGCCGATTTACTTAAATCAACATTGAGGACTTCAAGTGCAACAGTGCCTGGAGTTAAAATTGACGCTGATCAAAAAAAGATTGTCAGTGCAAATGATTTTAAAGTCAAAATTGGTGACAAAACGGAGAAATATTATCCTTGGGGTGTCAATAACAAGCGTCCAAAAGAGCTGATTGAGCTTTTGTCGAGTAATGCCGACATGGAAAACCTCCTAAAAACGAGAGCTGATTTTCTTTTTGGTGCTGGACTTGGTCTTTTCGAAAACAAAGTAGATGGTTTTGATTTGGTTTTAGTGCCGGTTCAAAGCACCTTACTCACAGATTGGCTCCTTGAAAAAGACATTGAGACACTTGCAGATAATTACTACACTAACCAGGTGAATCTTTCAAACTCTTGGATAAATGTAGATATCGGTAAGGATAACGATTTAACCTTAAAAGGCTTTGACGCTTCTACGGTTAGAGTTGGTTATACCGATGACAGCAAGGTTTCTAAATATCTGGTATCAGGTTCTTGGGATAGCCAAGGAGCTAAACAAGCGAAAGATTACCCAGCGTTTGATTTTTCTTTATTGAAAAATGGGAAGTTTGACAAAATGGATTACTTTATCCATGTTAGGCCCGAACAACCGGGTCAGTTTTGGTACGGCTACGCTCCGTGGTCATCTTTAAAACCAGTCATTGAATTGGCCAATATGATACCAGGCTTCCATACACAAGGTTTAGAAACCGAAGGTAATTTGGGCCATATCTTACATATTGCCAAAAAGTACTTCAGAGACTTGGCAAACAATCCAAACTACACCAAAGAGGACGGATCTACCTTCTCTGAAGAAGAAGTAGAAGAAGCTTGGGCCGATGAAACCGACTATTTCTTGTTTGGTGATGGCAAAAGAAAAGTTTTGACTGACATGTGTGAAGTCAACCCAGCCACCAACGAGTTGGTGAAGTTTCTGGAGATTGAAACCGTTAAAAAAACACAGACTGGCAAAGAATACCTAGAAACAGGTACTTACGCAGTAAATGCAATGTCTAACGGTTCTGGAGTATTAAACGGACTTTCAGGCGTAAGCGACGGCAAAATGAACAGCTCGGGTGGCACCGAAATACGCATCTCTGCGGAGTATCAACAGTTTTACCGAACACCAAGAGAGCGTCAAAAATTCTTAAGGATCTTAAACCTCGTTTATGTGCCTTACTTGAGAAAGAAAAAGCTTATTCCAGACAATGTATATTTTAATCATAAAAACATTCTTTTACAAACATTAGATACCAACAAGTCTGGCAGCACCACTGTTGCTGGACCAACAAAATAATTCAGTCTCAAGACCCAATCCCGGTCGTCTTCCTGGTTGGGGTTGCGGCCTTGAGACACAAACTTTTTTAATATGCCGCTGATTCAAATTTCTGACCTAGATGCCGTGCTTGGTAACATCATTTCTAAAGATGACTATTCAGGCAAAAAGGTGATATCTTTCGCCAGAGGGGCGGAAGAAAACTATCTTTCCAACGAGATAGGGCAGGAGTTTTACGAGGTATTGTTAAAGTATAAAAACGGCAATCCAGACAATTTAGACACTGGAAAGTATGATGCCTTGCTTGATAAAGTCAAAATAGTGGCTGTTTGGGGTACTTATTACGAATACCTGTTTTTTGCTTTGGGCAAAGACACAGCCAATGGCATGGTAGAAGAAGTTTCAGACAACACAAAGGCTGTCAGAATTGGCATATTAGATGCCCGTCAGAAAAAAACCAAAATCATTCTCGGTCAAGAAATTGACCGTATGATGGCATTCTTATTTCGCAAAAGAGCAGACTACCAAGCCTGGACTACCAGTCCTACAGGTGTAGAATCTTTGTCTCTTTTTATCAGATCTGGCGTTGAGCTTGGTAAAGCCCTTCCAGAATCTTTTGGGTCTTACTGGATGTGGAAAAGGATGAAACAAAATTTCATTCAAAAAACCGATGAAGTTTTATTGCCAATACTCAAGGAAGACCTCCTAGTTAAACTCAAGCAAGATATTTCAGCAGACAACCTAGTAGAGCCATACAAGCAGCTACGCAAGCTATGTGCCAATTACCTCGCTTACTGGACCTATGGATATATTCTTCCAACACTCACAGTTGTAATTTCAGAAAGCGAAGGACTACGTGTAAAATCAGAATTTGACGGCATCAACAACGCCAAAGCCGCTACCGATAATCAAATTATGCGATTAACCAACGGCATAAGCGTGGCTACGCAAGATGCTTTAAAGTCTCTCGCTGCCTATTTGAAAGACAACGCTGAAGACATACCCGAGTTTCCGGTAGAAACACCAACTGGAGTGTCCTCGAATCTTATGCCATTTCAACTAAACCGCAATCGTAAACGAATTTTCCGACTATAAACAATTTTCAAAAAATGAAAAAACTCTTTTTTTTAACCCTATTTATTGCATGTACTTGCTTTCCTAGTACTGCTCAATTTTTAAAAATAACACTTCCTCGTGAGGATGTTAAACAAGTTCTTACGGTCATAAAGCAAGACATGGTTTATGACACGCTCAACACCCCAGAGAGGCTTGCTGCAGTTGCTTCATGCGAAAAGCTAATGAAAACCACCAAGGCAAATGGTGCAATCGAGTTACCACAAGAGTATTTAACCAAATATTTAGAAAGGATATCTTATAACTACGAAGAACACAAACGTACAGAAAGAGAACACGACCGATTCCTTAGAGTGGTAAATCAATTGTACAAACAAGATCCTACATTGTCGGCACTAAAAGACGATTATAATCTTGAACGTTTTCGAAAACGTGTGCTGAGGGACATCAAAACCAGCTCTCAGGCCTCCATTGATGCCGTCAAAATTGAATTATCAGACGATAACCTTAACGACGATGGTACCCTTAAGAAAAATTAAAACCCTCTTAGCCATATTGTTGATGTCAACGATATGGTCTTGCAAAGCTCAACTTCCAAGTTTTGTCACAGCTGGCACTATTTCAGAAGAGGCAACTACCGAAGAGTATTTGTCCTGGTATTCAAAAACAGTTAAAGAGCCAATCTTTGATACCGTAACGGTTTTTAAAATGCCCGACTTTTCTGATCTTAGATATGTCATCATTAGGCCTAATTGTATCGCTAGAATAGAATACAATACTGGTCGATTTATTGGTTGGCTATCTCCAGAACGCCAATGGATAGAAACCGTCAAGTTTGACGAAAAAGGCAGAGTCGTCAAAGGCATGAATCCCATCATGATTTCGGCCATCAAAGAAAAAGGCCTGATTGTACAATACGAACGTTGCACCGAATGCGTCTTTAAACCCAACGATAAAGGAAAACTATGAGCAGAGTCAAAAAAGAGTTATCTCAAAAAACACCCATCTTGATGGTTTCAGACATCAATTATACACAAGTTTCTTTTTCGGATGGATCCAGCAGTGTATTTGCATATTGCCAGAAAGCCATCCATGCGAGGTTTGGCGTACAGCTAAAGAAAGTACGTAGAGGTATTTCTGTGGACCAAAGCCAGGCTGTACATAAGGATGGAAAAGTGTCGATACTTGGCCAAACCTTTGCTATTTCCAGAAGATTAAAGTCTACCTGGCTTATTTTACTTTTATTAATGGCCAGCAGCTCCGCCATGTCTCAACTAGCTGTTGCAGACACTTTCTATACTTGCAAAACCAGACCAGTGACCTTGTCACTTATGCAAAACGACCATTATTTTAATAGCACAGCAACGATTTCAAACTTCCAAAGTCTTAGTTCTGGTTCATTAGCACTAAACGGCAAAAGTGTCATACTTACCTATGCCACGCCAGATACAGTTACGTTTCAATATCGTATATTCGACCCCGTTTTAAGTACCTACAGTTCTTATGTTACGGTCAAGGCAGTAGGCAAGCAGGCAATTAATATGGCTGGTTCTTATAGCGATGGTTCAAACATCACAACTACCGGTTGCAGGGTTTTAACAAGAGGAGACACGACATGGGAGCCAACAACGAAGGCTATAATTCAGTCAAACAACTCCATAACTTTATTGCCAGGAGCTGAAATAAAGTCCGGTGCTGTTTTAGAACTTAAAATAAAGCAACAATGAAACCTAGCTTGTTCCCCATAATTGGCTTCTTGGCATTCTCTTGTCTAACTACCAGACAATTAATGACCAAGCGTAAATTCAACGAAGAAAGCCTGTCCAAAATATTCGAACCGCCCATGTCACATGGCCGTGGAGTTTATGATATTGAAGGCAAAAAGATAGTTTCATATTCTGCATCTGCAGCTCAGCTCAAATACTTAAAGAAGTATGGAAAAAACTAAAATCACAGTTAAACGCCTTTGGATTGACCAAGGCATCACACTTTCTAAAATCTACGTGGATGGCAAATACATTTGCTTAGGCCTTGAAGATCCATTGCGAACATCTAAAGTGCATGGTGAAACCGGCATACCTGCAGGGGTATATAATATTGGTCTCAGGTATTCTCCAAAATTCAGCCCAAAGTACGGACATGAAATGCTTTGGGTTCAAAATGTACCAGGTTTTGAATTCATACTCATACACCCTGGCAACACCAAAGAAGACACTGAAGGATGTCTTTTGGTAGGCAGTACTCTAGGAGTACTGAAAGACAAGATTGCAGTCTTGGCTAGCACTACAGCCTATAACACCCTTTATAAATTAGTCCTACCTGCAGCCAAAGCAGGCAAACTTCAAATCGAATATATCAATTTTTAAATTTTCAGGAAAATGAGTCTATCACTAATGTTTCGGTCAGGTTTTGAGTATTTAACAGCCATGTGGGCTATATTAAAGAGCAAGGTGGTGTTTGCTTTAGTCCCACTTTCTCTTCTAATTAAGCTTGCACCAGGAGGTGAAAGATTGGCTATGGAAATGCTAATTTATAGTTACGCTGCAGACACTATTTTAGGGCTTCTATGTGCATTTCAGCTTAAGATATTTGATTGGAAACGTTTGCCAAGGGTTGTTTACAAGCTTGTGGTTTTTTATGTTTGTCTCAAGATTAGCCAGCAAACTGGAGAAATACTAATTTATTTTGGACTCGAAATGTTGGGAAAAATATTATTCCCATTAGTTTTATTGCTTGCTGCAACCATAGAAGCTGGCAGTGCTATCGGAAACGCCCACAAGCTCTATCCTACAAAGCTCACTAAGGTTGTAATGAATGTTTTAAACAAAATTTCTGAAAATGCAATCGAGAAAATCAACGAGGCTACACCAAAACGAACCAACCAAGGAAAAGTTTCATAACCAGCCAGGTCAATATCGTGGCCCAGATTATTTCTACCCCATTCGCAGTATATTCAATTGGCTCTGGGGTTTAATATTTAAACAAAACAAAAAAGATGAAAAACATTAAAGCCATTCTCTTGCTATCTACCATGGTTCTATTAACATTTGCCTGCCTCATTTTGATTGGCATCGAATTTAATTCTAGAGGCGTCAAACTCAAAGCCGAAAAAAGACTAACCGACTCACTGACCCAAACAGTCAAAGTCTATCAAAAAACATTCATTGGTCTTAAAAACAAAGCCGTCAACGACTCAGCCAATTACGCCAAAACCATTCAAGCTACCCAACAAACATGTTTCGATATCAAAACCGACCGAGACTACTGGAAAGACTACGCCGAAAAAGTTGAGTCTGGTAAGTGGTGTCCAGAAATGTACGGTTTATTGAAAAAGAAAAAAAGGTTAGTTCCTTGTGTCCCCATTAACCCCGTCGAATAAAGGTTATAATTTGAAAGCAGTAAGTAAAAAGTACCAGCATTGCCGGTACTTTTTTTTGTTCTGTTTTCTCAAGTTCTTCTTTGCCAGTTTTGTTTCATGATCAAAGTCGAGCTGCAATCTCAATCCTTTAATTTAAAGCAATCCTTCGAGGAGCTTTCAGAACACCCAAAAGACTTCCAGACGGTGCTAAAGCTTTGTGCGGCAGGTATTGAGGCTCAAAGCCGCCTAAGTTGGGAGCTTATCGTTAGGTCGCTGCTCGGTGCTTCAGAGTCTTTTTGGGCTGAGCTCGTTCTGTCACTCGACCAGTGGGTCATTCTCAAACGAGAATCCAAGTGGGTTTTCAAGTCTAAGCTACTCGTCAAACCCTTTAATTCCTTCAAGTGCCAGGGTGTTAAATATCTCTTACCAGAGCCAAACTTTGGTAAACTCAGTACGGGTCAGGTATCCTATGCCATGGTTTACCTTACTCAAACTTCTAACGGAGACCTTGAAGCATTAGACTGGCTTCTGGCTACCCTTTGTTTACCAGTTGGCCAAGTCTACAACGATATCGACACCGAAGACCGAGCTGCCAAGTTCAAAACACTAGAGCCATACACCAAAGGCATCACCCTCAAATACATCACAGATAGTCTTTCTGAATTCGTGTCAGATTATGAAGACATGTTTGGCAAAGGAGGCACGCCACGCTACGAGCATGGCGAAGGCTGGTACTATATGCAGAAAAACGCCGCCAAAGCTGGCTATTATCCATCCATAGAAGCAGTAAGTAAAGCAGCTGCAGCAGAAGTCTGGGGTCTCATGCTCGACGACGCCAAAGATCAGTCCGAAACAAAAACCAAAACCGCCTAATTATGCCAGCAGTACAATTAACCGATGAACTCGCTCAGTTAGCATATTTCGATACCTTTCCTGATACCATAGCTGGACTAACCAATGTCTGTAGCATAGATGCCGACGATAACATCATCACCAAAGTCCAGAATTTCCTTTCCAACGAACGCATTACCGGCATGGTGCTATTTTTTGGCATTTACGATGGTGGCACTCGCTTCGGTCAGGAAAAAACCGAGTATGTTTTTAATCTTACACTATCAGTACTCAAGCAAGCTCCCGATAAATTATCAGAAACTTTGGCAGCAATCCGCAAAGACACCCGTGAGTGCCTTTTAGCCTGCTTGGGCAAAATTATTACCGACTACGAAGAATCTCGTGAAACCCTAGTACCTATACGTTGGCACATCGAACGCAACGACGAGCGTTTCATTCCTTCAGGCGAAATGGCCAATGCCATGGCTTATGGTTTCACCACCAATCTCGATATAGTTTGCGACCTCGGTCACGTCATTTTTCCTGAATAGTTATGCCCATATCTAAGTCATACATAGGAGGTACACTTATTGGCACTGATACGGTGGCCGATGTCAACATCTACATTGATGCCATACAGGGAGTCATAGTTGCGGCCTTGCGTCAGATGACCAACGGCTACATTACCTATGCCAGCATCGAGCGTCTGGAAGACATCGCCTCTTTCATAACCTACGACACATCTTTCCTCTTGTCCGACTTGGCCTACTTTGCTCATGATGGCGACCTACAGGAACTATTCGACGAAGGCCACATAAAAGGTGCATACTTGGCAGACAATATACAGGTAGGAAACTGGGGAGCTTTCGTTAAATTTCACGACGAATTTGACCACAAAACATGGTACCACCAGTTTCATAAAGCAGAAAACTACCTAGATCTCAGACCGACTGGAAATCCCATTTTCATTACTACTGAACAAGAATTTAACGTTGTAGGTACAGATTTATTAATCATCCAAGACCACCAGGTACTTTACATTCTTTCTATTTATGCACCTACCAACCCCGGCAAACTGCCATCTCTTCTTTTAGCCGAAATTACGGGTAACGTCAGGCCGCCCAGAATAGAAAACGGCGTAACCAATTACGACGGCTGGCAGGTAGATATTTCTGATGTACTAGATACACAGCTACTGAAGCCTTTACCTTCCTTAGTAAGCGATAATTTATTTGCTGACCAAAACACCTCTTCAGTGTTCAGGATCAAGCAGGACATAGCAAATGCCAATGATTTAGACTCCGAATCTGGACTTTATATAGAAGAATCCTACCTCTGGGCCATCAAAGCTCGCATCTCAGAGGAAGATTTTCCTCGCTGGCAAAACTACATTTACTCTAAATACATCGGCGAAAACGGACGCTGGATTACTTGGCAACCTAACGACCTCGAAGCACCGGTAAATATGCCCATCTATTTTTCTTTTTTGATCAATAGAGTACCTAAGCCAGCATTTGTCAAAATTTACTTTCAGGTGCATTTTCAAGATACCACATCAACAGTCATTGAAGGCCAAAAAATCGAAACGCCTTTTGACTGTATGGTAATCAATGTCGGCATGGGCTACAACCAGCTTAACCTTCAAAACCACGAGAATCTTACACATGGGCCTATCATGTCATACACCGTTTGGCTGGTGGACAACATCGGTTATCGGGTATCTCGCAAAAGACGCATCTATCTAATACCATCTTCAGAGTATGATCGCTTCATAGTTTTTTCAAATGCCCTAGGAGGTTTAGATAGTATCAGGCTCAAGATTAAGTCCGAAAGTGTCAGTATAGTGGCCGAATCCGTTCAACTCGGTTTGTCAGATAGTTATAACAATACGGATCAGGAATATTTTGCCAACAACAAGTCAGGTCTTGTTTCTTACACGTTTGATACTCCTTACCTATCTTTCGAATGGCTGTCTTACCTGCAGGATATTTGGCACAGTACAGACATCGCATTACTAAACGGTTCTCAGTTTGAGGCTTGCAATCTCGCTTCTAAAGTATATCAACTACCAGCCGACAAAAACGCTTTAGAAATTGTAGAAATAGAACTCACTTCAGCTAAAATCGCAAGAGGTCCTTTTAGGTTACCTCTTCCATTAGCCGAAGCACGGCCAATAGCCTGGTTACCCAAGCAACCTTATACCGTCGACACTATTCCTGGAGCATCAGTTCAGCCAAGTAACCTCAACGCCTACGCATTGCTTCAAAAACATTATGTCGATGTATTGCCAGCCAAACCAGTATCTTATAAAGACGGCACGCCTGGCGAACTCTTAAAGCCTAATCTATCAGGCACCACTGGTTATGTTTCACCTATAATCTTATCATCATAATTATGCAATACTGGACCAACCACTACCAAGCAGGAGACCTAATAGCTACTTCAGGTGCAACTCAAGAAAACTCCTTTTATATTTCTATTGCAGATGGCTCGCCACTTATTATGTGGCACTCAAGCTTCTCAAATCAATATATGTGCATCTCTCCGAACATATTTAAGTATTTCTTGTTAACAAACCGAACTTATGTTCCAGGGTTCTACCTCAAAGATTTGCAATATTTTGCAGACGACGACAGGTTGTTGGATTTATTATCAGACTCCCATATAGCAGGTTGCTGGACAGATGACGGATCTGCAAGCACGGGTGGCATTCCTCCAAGCTCGGGTTCGTCCTTAAGTACGTACATTTTTCCTGATGAAGCTGTACCCACGCATGCTGTACAACAACAGCCACACCCCGAGTATCGTAAGTTTAATACTTACTTAGACCTGCGTCCTTCACGCAATCAGCTCATCTTTCCGGTTGATGCCATCGAGGGTTTAGGTTCTCGTGCCAACTTGGTTTACAAAATGGAAATCAAAAAACAAGTCTTTCCAGGCGGCATTGACCTCGAAGTACTTAAAATACTCGAAGGCACCGAAATTCCACCACGTACCGAAAACGGCATCACTTATCTGGATGGCTGGCGACCTGATATCCATGCCTACTTAGACGATGTACTATCTTGGACACCACCACAAGACCTTTCTTTGCAGGCAGTAGTTCAAAACCGTGCTGCCATGCCTTTCTATATCACGACTTGGGCTGAGCAAAACGGAGTCGAAATCGGTGGTAGTCGTTCGGCATCACAAACCGTGTGGGCTATCAAAGCTCGTATTTCTGAAGAAGACCTTCCGTCTTGGAGATCAGGCATTTATTCAAAGTATATCGGCGAAAACGGACGTTGGCTCACTTGGCAACCCAACGGTGGCGAAGTCACTACCGACATGCCAGTTTTTCAAACCTTCCTACTGAACGGTAAACCCACACCACCTTCTGTTACGGTTATGGTGTTGGCTACCTATTACGACATGTTTTATGACACCTGGTTACAGCCAGCCTTCACTATCGACAATTGCTTCGAAAACATGGTCGTAAATATACCCATGGGTTATAGTCAGCTGGATATCCCTAGTTTATTTCCATTAGGCAAAGTTCAGAAATACTCGGTTTATTTGCTCGATCAAAACGGATATCGCATCTCCGCCAAACGCACCTTTTATATAAACTATAATACATCACAGCAGCGTCACTATCTTACCTTTCAAAACAGCCTCGGTGGTTTTGACTCCATCTGTGCATCTGGTGTGCCTAATATAAGCCTTTCACTTTCTGGCGTACAAGCAGAAACGGCACTCTCTTCAGAATACACCTCCAGAGATGAGCAGCTATTCGTTCGCAACAAAACTGGCGAAGAAGAAATACTCATCAATACCGGACTGTACTCTCGCAAATGGCTGGAGTACCTCGAAGACCTCGCATGGTCTGAGCGTATATTGTTACAAACACAGTCGGGCTTTGTAGCACTCATGAATCCAGAGGTCAGCTACAGTAGACCGGTGGCCGATAGCGAAGACTTTAGAGAATTCAAGTTCCTGAAGTCCAAACGCCTCGATGGTTTCTCGCACATGCCACTTCCTCCAGTAGTAGGTTCTAGGCCTACAGGATGGTTACCAAGTCAGCCATATTGTTTGGTAGACACTGCTACAGGCTTTCGCACTGGTCTTACTGGCTACAATACACTCAAACTACACTATGTCGATGTCACACCAGCAGTACCAGTCAAAGGTATCGCACTCAAGCCAAACATTCCTGGCATGCCCGACTACGTAGCACCAGTAAACAACGGCACTTGTGTGGTTGGCACAGCTGCCGCAACATCTGCAGCTATATCTAGAGCCAGCACACTGGTAAGGTCCAACTGTGCCAACGGTTACCGTGGTGGTCCGTGGACTATCACAGTTGCTCTTGCGGCATTTGGTGGTTCTGACCTTGCCGATGCCAACGCCCGTGCCGAGCAAGAATACAACAATAAAAATACCCAAGCCAACGCCGACCTTTACGGATCATGTACTTTGCTCACTGCAGGCCTTACCGGTAAGTATATTAATTACTCCGCTGGCAATGCTGCCCTGCCCGATGTCATTTTCGCACAGTCGCCAAATGCCACCAGATTCGACGTACATATCAATAACCCGCAGCAATTTTTACCCAGCGGAATCAATACCACCTACTATGCTATTGAGCACAGTGGTTTCTTAAAGTCTGACTATACCGGCAACGTCGTTTTGTCGCTAGAGCATACCCACGGCATCAGGTTATACGTCAACAATGTTTTGGTGATCAACAACTTCAATGCCACTGGCACCAGCCAAGCCGTCATACCAATGATTGCTGGGCAGCATTACCAAATAAAAGTCCAGTATGCTTACCGCAACACCGGCACAGCCAAGTATGTACTTCGTTGGGGTTTATCAGGTTCATCACTAGGACTCGTACCAGCTTATGCATGCTTTAGATAGTATAGCCGCCAACCATGTCACACTGAGCTTGTCGAAGTGCATTGCGGCTCTTAGTAACTCAAGCGGCTCATAACAACCAACACTATGGAAATAAAAATAGACGGATATAAACTAGATACCGAATCTGGTGGATTAGACTGGGTACTAGAACTATCCAATCCCATGATGTCTTTCGACGAAGTCAAAGGCTCCCGGGTTTATGACATCACCTTACCAGATACGCCTACCAACAGGCGTTACTTGGGAAATGTCCAACACCCTGCAGTTAGGTCAGCTCCTAAACTCATTCAGATGGAACTCTGCCAAGGCGATGCCACCGTCGAAAAAGGCTTCGGCATTATTCGAGATGCTACCGAAGGTTTTAAAATATCCTTCACCGCCAATCTCGATGAATTTTTTGGACAAAATCAATCCAAATCCCTCCAAGAACTTGCACTGGCCACCATCACGGCTCCTGGTTCTTGGGCCAGTACACTATCCAATACCTGGTCAAGTGGCGGTTATGTGTTACCTACTATCTCGTCAGAACAATATTGGGAGTCTGGTAATATCCCTGGCGGCTTCACTTCACTTATAAATGAATTCGTAAGCTCCAACTACACCAGCAACGTCAAAGTGCCGATGTTTTTTGTGAAGTACATCCTCAAAGCCGTTGGTGATTTATCTGGCATCACCTACGCTGGCGACTGGTACAACTCAGCATTGGCAGACAAACTCCTGGCTTACAACAGCAGAGCAGTATCTGGCAACTTCGAAGTTCGCAAGCATCTTCCAGCTATGAGCATTGCACAGTTACTATTAGGACTTCGGCAGATGTACAACGTTGTGCTCAGGTTCAACAGCTCTTCCAAGCGTTGCCGTATAGACTGGGGCGACACGCTCATTGCATCAGCACCGGTACTGGACTGGTCCTCAAGATTTCCACGTATCACAGCAGGCACACCCATTTGGTCAGATGGTATCAAGCTAACCCACGCCACCGACAGTGGCGACGGCACCTCTAAAGATGCCTTCTTTTTGCCTTATGTATCTGCAGGTTCTGGTCTTAACTTGGGTACAAGAGACATAAGCTCGCCATTTTCTGGCTTTACTCAGCCGTCTAGCTTGCCCACTATCTTGCAGCCAGGCATCGCCACAGGTCAGTTGGATAAGTCCTACGGCAACCGCCTACTTTATTGGGTCGGCGGATCCACGCCTGCAGCATCAAACAGTTACGGTGGCGTGGCCTTAAATCCTGCCGGAATAGCACCAGCTTATTGGGCCAAATACGAGGCATTTATTAAGTCAACCTACAAAGTCCAGCTACCAGCAGCACTTACAAGTTTAGATATCACCAAAATGTCGTCAATATTTCGGGGAGATGACCCAGCAGCACCTATAGTACACGTTTGGGGCAACAACTGGCTGATAGATTCCATTTCAGTCCCATCAACACCAGGTGCAACATCAACAGTAACCATGTACCGACTGTAGAGCCGCAATGTGTCACCCCGAGAGGAGCGGTCGGCGTCCGATCGAGGGGCTTGCGACTACTTGCACACCCACCACCCAAAATGGCAAAAAAAACAACCGGAGCGGTTTACGATGCTAACATCAATCTCCGCCAATCAGAATTCGAAAAAGTCCTCGAAGGCCTTCTATCTGAAATAGCCTCAGAGGCACAAGTAGTTTTCCTTGAACACCTCAACTCCAAAGGCGTTGAGCTCACAGGAGAGCTGAAGCATGCCTTCAACAACTTCGTAATCAATTTTGCTGAAGACTTCGGCGGATACGTTGAATTCAACTTTGGTCAATATGGACGTTTCAAAGACCTCAAATACACCGAGTATCGCTCCATGTGGTCAGCACCATCTAACACTGGCAAAAAATACGACAAAGCCAATCCATATCCCGACGAAGCACTGCCAAATACAGTCTTGGCTATGATCAAATTCATAGAAGAAAAAGGCATAGACAGTTTTAAGTATGTGCCAGGTTATCAAAAAGGCAACATGCCGTCTACTTCCCGAGCCATTAAGCGACTCGCATGGACGCTCGCAGCAGCTCGAATGAGTGGGGAAAAAGTCCGGAACAAAAAGACCTACGACTGGTACACCAAAAGTATAATGGCCATCCGTAAACGCATGGCTCCCAAAATCCAAACCTCAGTGGCGGAGTTTTTAACCAACGGACATTACTCCAGCCTTTGGGAGCAGCAGCCAGTCTGATACTGTTCTATAAAAAACTTCGCTCTCCTGCCATCTTCGCTCAAAGAATTTTTTTTACAAAAATCAAAAGCAAATGAAAAAAAGGAGCATCGCCTTGTTACTTATCGTATACTTGGCAGTATCAGCATTTAGCAGCATTGTGGGTCAGTCCATAATTAAGGACACCAGCAACGTCAAAAAGCCCAAAGAAGGCCAATTGTACTACGCCAAAAACACCAAGCAACTCTACCTCTACCGCCAAAGCTTCGAGCCACTAAGTAAAGCCGACATGCCTATCGTGGACGATCAAACTCCACCACCGGGGGCAGGGGGGCAGGAAGTACCCATAGGCTACTGGGCAGCACCCGAGCGTATATTGGTAGCCAAACTATTAGAAGGCAAATATCACCTCCTTCAAACCGATGCCACACAAAGCTATTACGTACCACGTGGCAAAAACCTCCTTAATGATAGCCGCACCAAAATCAACTCCGATATTTTCACGGGTGACTTAGTACCCGATATCGTCAGCACCGACTCTGACCTAGGCGGGCTATACCCACCATCCAGCTTCAAAGAATCTTACCTAACAGCCCTAGGCTACAAAAAAAACACCGACGGCGAATACCGTAAAGACGCAGTGCCTCCATCTGACCCACCAATAATATCTCCTCCACAGGGGGCAGGGGGGCAAGACCGTATCAAAATCCCAGTAGGCCTCATCCTCTGGGACAATTGGGAAAGAGACTATTGGTCTGATCCCAATCCAAAATACGACTACCTCATCAATCACATCTCCAAAAACCGCCTGGCAGCCTCAGAGTTTGCCACTCAGTTTCGCACCGTTCCATTCTGGGGTCAGCACCACGCACCCGAAAAAGTCAAAATACGATTCAACGTATTCTGGAACGGACAAGTAAACCAGTTTGACGAAGTAGAAAAAACCGTCACTGTCAGATTTGACAAAACACAGGCCGACACCGAGCGTGAAGTAAAATATTACAGAGATGCCGGTTTTGACTGGCTTTGCTTTAATTACTACTCAGATCAGTCTTATCTCAGCGAAAACCGCAGGCGTTTTGTCTCCATGCCCGACAAGCTAGGTATGAAAATGACCTTCATGCTCAAGTCCAAGCCAAGCGATGCCGAAGTAGAATACATCGTCAACCTCATGACCAAAGACTACTGGTTTAAGTTAAACGACCGTGCTGTACTCTACTTCAGTGCCAACGACTATCCCGACATACAGCGTTACAAATCCCTGTATAAAGCCAAAACAGGCAAAGATATTTACGTAGTCTACTATGCTTCAGGTGGATATCCTACAGATGTAAACGACCTCATTTCTCGCATGCCCTCAGCCGTGTCTGCCTACAACAACACCACCAGTTATGGCCGTACCCATGCCGACCTCATGCGTAGCGAGGTCGAAACCCGAGAGTACTTCGTTAAGCAATACGGCAAACTCTTTCAGCTCATACCCACGCTCACTACAGGTTTAGAAGAACTAGGTCTTCGCACCAGTCTGGATCCACTAGGCAGACAGGCAGCAGTCAAAGCCGCTACCTTAACAGAGCTAAGCACCAAGTGCCAACTCATGCGAGACTTCGCCAGTCAAAACCCCAGCACCGTGCCAGCCATACTATGGTATTCAGCCAACGAGATACTAGAGTCAGGCCTACCCATAGTACCAGCCCGTAGACCCGACGGCACCATCGACACCAGCGTAATCGACACCATAGCACCCTGGCAAGAATAATTGTGTCACGTAGAGACGCAATGTGTCACGTAGAGACGCAATGCATTGCGTCTTCAACACAAAAAAAACAAAACCCCAGCATAGTCAAGCAGCCAAACCCAAGTCATGCAATTAACCGAAACCGCCCGTATTAGGCTCCTGATTGACGGCAAAGAAGCCGCCAGCGAACTCAGTATCTTAGATTCTAAATACAACGACCTCATTGAGTCGCGTAATAAATTCACCCGTGGCACAGCTGAATGGAAAGAATTCAACGAAGCAGCCAAGGAAACCAAAAACGCCATCAATGCCGTTCGTGAGCGTATGGAGGTCACCAACATGACCTACAACGAGTCTATTAAATATCAGAAAGAAATCATCAAGGCCATGAAGGGCATGGTGGAAGGCACTGATGACTACAACAAGTCTGCAGCAAAGCTCAAGGAGGTAAATACACACTTAGGTTCTATTCGTTCTGACCTCAATGCCACTCACCAGGAGGCCAAACCTTCTATCTGGTCAAATCTTGGTACAGCTATTAAAGGTGCATTTGTGGTAACTGCAATACTAGAGTTTGGCAAACAAGTCATTGCTGCAGGCATGGCAGTCTTTGAGCTTACTGCTAAGTTCGAAAAATACAAAACCGTTCTATCCAACACGCTTGGAGGTCAGCAAGAAGCTGTTGCTGCTATGGAGATGATCAAGGATATCGCAGCCACAACACCAGTTTCGGTTGATGAAATGACAGAGTCATTCGTTAAGATGGTCAATAGGGGAGTGAAGCCATCAAGAGACGAGATTAAGAATCTCGCAGACTTGGCCGCATCACAAGGCAAAAGTTTTGATCAACTCACAGAAGCTGTGCTCGATGCCATGATGGGCGAAGGCGAAAGGCTTAAAGAATTCGGTGTCAAGATGAAAAAATCGGGTGATGATGTCACGCTGAATTTCAAAGGGCAAACTGTGGCCGTCAAAAACAACGAACAGGCCATTTACGATGCCATAGTGGCCATGGGTGACTACGCTGGCGTTGCTGGTATGACATCCGAAATGTCCCAAACCCTTGAAGGTAGAGTGTCCAACCTTGGCGATGCCTGGGATTTTGTCCAACTCAAGCTAGGCGACAAGCTGATGCCTATTTTCGTTAAAGTCTTGGAGTTGTTTGCTGATGGCGTAGAGTGGGTTTCAGACTTTATTGATGAGCTTGGGCCGCTAGGAGTAGGATTTCAAACCATCTTTGATGTACTCGGAATGGTTTGGGATATTGGCAAAGCACTGTTTATAACACTGATGCCAAAGTGGGCCGAAAATACGATGACAACCACTAACGTCATAAAGGTACTCGGTACAATACTGGCCACGGTCGCTACAGTTATAAGAGGCGTTTTTGGTACGGTACAATTGCTTGTCGATGGATTCATTACTTTAGCTAACGCCTCCAGAATAGTCGGGAATATCTTAATTGGCGATTTTAAAGGAGCTCAAAAAGCCGCTGGTGATCTCAGTACAAGCTGGAGTACACTCAAATCCAATGCCTCCAAAAACTTCGGTGGCATTACAGACTCCTTCAAAAAAATATGGACAGATACAAAAAAAGACACCGAAGCAGCTGCAGGTAGTGTTGACATGTACGGCAAACTCACAAAAAAAACCGAGGAAGAAATAACCGACAAAAAAGGCAAAGAAGGCAAAAAACAAACCGATGCCAAAAAGGCAGAACTCAAAGCACTTCAAGAGGCAGAGAAAGAGCAGGTAAAACTGCTTGATAAATTATGGAAAGAGCACCTTGAGTTAATGAAGAACTTTGACAAGCAGCTTGAAAAAGAAAGGATAGAGTCCAACAAGGTAACTGCAGCGGCTATTATTGCCATTGAGAAAAACATTACCAAAGCCACAGAAGAGGAAGCTAAGGCAAGAGGTAAAATAAAAGAAGGTCTTCAAAATAGGATAAAACAATATCATAACGAGCAAAAAGAGCTGATTCAAAAAGAAAATGAGCAAAAAGCCATACAGATACTCATAGAGCAAGAGCAAGCCGACAGAAGAAATCAGTTAATGTCTGAAGCTATGCGATTTGCTGGTGATATCCTCAACGCATTGCAGCGAAACCTTGACAGTCAGATGGCACTAGCTACAAATGCCGTAGAAAAGGCAGTCGTACAAAACAAGCAAGCATGGTTATCTGTAGCTGATAGTGCTTTGGGTGCTTTAGACAACCTAGCCAACGGCAACTTTGTAGGAGCTATTGTTGGTGGCTTACGCACGGTGTTTACCGCTCTTAACAATTGGGTGTCAGCAAGTGCAAGGCTCGAAGCCGCAAAACTCGAAGACCTCAAAAAACAACTGAAGGAGGCCGGTGAAGAGTTTATGAAAACGGCAAAAGAATTTTTAACACAAGACGATGTCTCAAGAATCGAAGAAGTTTATAAGTCGCTTTTAAAAATATCCGAAATACCTCCTGTTAGAATAGATATGGGAACATCTGAGCAACGTCTTCAGCAGGAACTTAGAATAGGAGCAGCCATTCAGGACAACTATGAAACCGCAGTAGAAAAAGAAGAGGAGTTATTGGATTTAAAACTTGATAATGAGCAAAAACGCTTTGATGATTCCATCTCTAAAATAAACAATGAATACGAAGCGGCCATTGCTGGTATCAATAGAAAGTACGACTGGGAGTCTCAAATGGCCAATCGTATTTTTGACTTACAGGCAATAGGTATTCAACGCACAACCAATGCTGACCTTCTTGCATTTGTTACCAATCAGGACTCCAAGTTGAGTCTCACAAACGACTACGAGTCTAGGAGAGCATTTATAATGAATTCCTTCGCTGGTCAAATCAAAGACATTACTTCTGAAATGTCACAGGAAGAAATAGATGGTATAAATGCGGCCACAGCTGCCAGAGACGAGCAATTGGGTAAGCTCGAAGGCTGGCTCTCTAGCGAAATACAAGCAGTATTAAAGAATGAAGGACAAAAACGTAAAGAGTATTCAGAAACTGATCTAATAATCGAAGCAGGGAAAAGAGCATTAGAGGAGTTGAGTATACAATTTGCTGCAGGTGAAATAGAACGTACTACGGCCAAAAACATTGAATTGGCAGCAGCTGAAGAAAGGAAAACGTTAGCTGTAGAAGCAGCCGAACAACTCCATAAAAGCAAATTAGCTGATATAGACAAAGCATACAACGACAAACTTGTAGAACTTGGAAAAGCAAAAGACGCTGCGTTGGCTGAAAGTTTCAAAATCTTGAATGATATCGTATCTAATGGTTACGACGACATGATCGCCAAAGCACTTGAGGCATACAATGCAGGCAAAATCACTGCAGAGCAATACAACGACATAGCCAACAATCTGTTTAATGTCAAAAATATGCTTGGGCAGATTGACTGGAGTAAACTTACCGTGCCTAACTACCAGTTTCCAAACTATGATTTCAAAATACCAGGCTTCGCCAACGGCGGCATCTTCAAAGACTCCTCTTACTTCGAAAACCACGGCGTGCTAGGTGGCTTAAGTCACAACACCCCTGAAGGAGGCAACTGGGTCATAAACCCACGCAACGGCAAACTCCTAGCCAAGGTAGAAGCCAACGAGTGGATAGGTGTCGTTTCCAAAAACCTCACTTCTCGTTATAGTGGACTGCTAAGCCAGTTGGCTCAAAGCAGCATCGCCACCACAGGCAAGCCAGTTTATGCCGCCAATGGTTTCATGGGCAAGCTCGAAACCCCTGCCTTTGTTTCTAGCAGTACCATGGCACCCACTTTCTCTATGGAAGAGTTCCTCGCAGCATTTGCAGCTCAGGTGTCCATCATGCAGAATATCAACGAAAACATAAAACTCACCGTGCCATTGTTAGAGTCCGTGGCTTCCAGCAGCAAAGCTTCCGCAGCCAAAAAGCTCGCCATCAACATCAACAATATCCACGAGGCATCAGACATCATAGCAGACATAAACCAACGTTCCAGTTTTCGGGCTTAATTTTTTTTTCGTAAGTTTGAATCACTTGGAATGTTATTTAGAATTAGTCTAAATATAAATATCAAAAGTCCTTAATTTATTTATCAAAAAGTTTTGATATTTATTAATTGTACTTGATATTTGTATCATAATTCTATTACGAAAATAAACAACGTTTAATTACTAGACAAACAAATATTAAATAAACTTTATAAATCAGGTATAAATACGCAATGGAAGAGAACAAAACTGATAATTTTATCAACCCAATTCACCATATCAAGGCCAGCGTGCCTCCTATAGTATGGCAGTACATCATTGCCAAAATCCATTCTGGCATCAAAGACCTCGCACTCACCGAGACCCGTTCGAGTAGTTTCCGTATAACGGTCACCAACTACGCCGAAGGCTTACGCAGAAGCGAGTCAATGTTTCAAGTAAGGCCATTACTCAAGCAGGTATTAATCAAAGCTCTTAACATCGATAAGCCTCATGATTTTTTCGATGCAGAGCGTGAAGCCATGCTTCAGTATGCTACAGAAGTGGCCGACAAAATGATTCAAGACTTTGAGTCAGACTACACCGCTCAAAAAGCCAAACTTCAAGCAGCATGAGCAAGACCAGTATAGTTTTCGACGCATCGGCTCAGGTAGAGGTCAGCAAAGACATCTGCAAGTGCAAGCTTTGTAAGGCACCCAACAGCATCGAGGTAGTTCCCGAAATGAAATCCCCTCGCTGGACCTGTGCCAACTGCCTGCATACCCAAGACTGGAAACCCTCAACGGCATACCAGGAGGCATTCACACCCAAGCGTGTCACCAGGTTGGCATTATTCTTAGGCCCATGCTTCGGCACAGGTCAAGACGGCTGCCTTACCAACATACACGCAGTGCCAGGCACCACCACCAGCATCATCCTTTCGGGCTTACTTATAGCCACATTGGTAGCTGTAGCGGCTTTAGTATATCAAGATTTCGGTAAACCATCTAACAATAAAGTATCATGAACAAAGCAGAACTGATCATTCATGGCATTCTGGCCAGCACGGCCTTTGCGTTCATCCTTTTCGAGGCCGTATTGCTCATCAAAAAACTCCGTAGGTCATGAGCATAGCAGTAGCACTACTCAAGGCTTTGCCAGCACTATCTACACCCAGCATAGTGCTTATAACAGTCTTCGTTGTGTCCGCACTCATTATAGCGTGGTCGGTCTACACCGACAAACCCATGACCAAGGAAGAGGAAGAATCGGACAGATACTACGACGAACTCTATAAATCTAACAAGAAATGATAGCCATAGCCTGTTCTATTTGCGTGGGATTAATTACCATTACTTTGGGTGCAGCGGCCTTGTATCAACAATATAACAGCAACCGCAACCAATGAAACTCTTAATAATAATCCTCCTAGCCGACCTCATCAACGAAGCCACCAAATGGCTCCTCGCTGATTCAGTACAGCCGCCATGCATGGCGGCTCGCAGTGAACCCAAAACCCAATCAAGAATTAAATCTTTCAAATAAAAACCTAAAAAAATGAGCTGGTACAAAGCAACAATCAACTTCATCCAGCAGGATGAAAAAGGCCAAACCCGCAAGGTTTCGCAACAATACCTATTTGATGCCGTAAGCTACACCGATGCCGAAGCCCGTGCTTATGCATACTGTGCAGAAGAACCTAAAGCAATGGAGTTCAAGGTGTCCAATATAGCCAAGCAGGCTGTCAACGAAGTATTTTTCATAGAAAACAACTCCGAGAAATGGTTCAAAGCCAAAGTAAGCTATATCGTTTTTGACGAAAAATCACAGAGAGAAAAGAAAGTCCCTTTCAATTTCATCCTGAACGCCTACGACATCAAAGATGCCTACGATCTACTATCGCAAAAACTAGGCACAGTCCAGGACTATTTCATAGAGAGCATCATATCAACAGGCATATTGGACGTAATCCCATATACCGAACCAACAGAGTAAAGACGCAATGCATTGCGTCCAAGTAGAGACGCAATGCATTGCGTCTAAAACATGGCCAGACATGCAGGAAGTTGTCACATAGTTGCGAGATATGTTACAACTGCAGGGTTCGATTCCCCAACTGGCCGCCACCACCGAGGCAACTCGTAATCCTCTCCCCCGACGGATGGCACAGTGCCATCCGAAAGCGGAGTGACAGTACAGGCGTCACCCCAAGCATAGACGAGGGGCAACGTCTACAACCAGTAAAGACGCAATGCGTTGCGTCTCAAACAACCAGTAAAGACGCAATGCGTTGCGTCTCAAGCAAAGTAAGCAAGTAATGAAAAACAAAACGTTCAACTCATGAGAGTACAATTCAGGCCAGGTGCAGCACGTCAACGCTGGGCAGCTATATGCCGCACAGCCAACGACGCCATGCCATTAAAAATAGTCAGCCGTAAACTGCCAGACGGCACGCAGCAAGAGTACCAGAGGCAACAAAAAGCCATCTCGGATGGTGCACAGCAGACAGGCTACGCACTCATCATGTACTACGCTCGCAACTACCGCCAGCTCACACTAGACATGATGGAAGTGCAAGACGATCTAACCAGCAACGAGCCACCATCACTCCGTACCAACGGACAACTACTGTCAGAGTTTAGAGAAAACATCTGCAGCCGTACCTCACGCACACACATCAAAGCATTGATAGACCTGGGCCTCATAACCAAGAAGGTGTTTCACGGCTCAAAGAGCAGCTATGAGCTATTCTTTAACCTAGAGATACTATTTGGCAAAGATGCCGTTATCTGCACCGAGACACCTGTTTTTGAGCCAGCAGACAGCACCAATCAAGGCCTTCAATTTGCTCCAGAAAACACATCTTCTTCTAGCGAGAACGGTATAAAATTTCCGCATAAACAGTCTTTAGAAACTAATAGAAACATAACAACTACTATTAGTAAAGTGGAAAATTCTACTGAATTGAAACATTTAAAGGAACCATCTACTGAATTGAAACCACTTTCAAAATCAAATAATGGCAACACCACCTCTGCAACCCACCAAAACGCCTCGAATAGCAACGGAAACGTGGCGGCGGCGGCCCCGAAAATCTACAGTTTTTGGTCGAAAAATGTGGATAACCCCGCCAAAAATGTGGATAACTATGTGGATAAGTGGAAAACCAACACTTTGGCTGGCAAAGATTTTGAGCGTCAATCACGATTTGTGCAAAACGCCATCATTTCGCTCTGGAAATATGCTCGCAAAGAACTGTACTTTGATCGCCAATTCAGCGAAGAAGAATACCTCAAGACCGCTGATTTGATGCTAGACGGCATCTACAGGCCATTCTTGAAAGAAAAACCCAACGAGAGACAGTTTGAGGAGTTTCAGCGTGAACTTTTGGCCTCTATCGACGTAGCAGCCAAGTATTTCAACAACCACACCGACAAATACCCAGGTCAGCCCTACAGCACTTCGGAAAACTACCTCGGATATTTCGACGCCAAAAACGCCCGTGGATTCAAGATAGCCGTCAACTGGAGATTCCAAAACAAAGCCAAACAGCACGAAGAATACGGCAAAAAGGTATTGAATCTGGCCATTACGCACCTACAACGCATGGCCATTGGAGATATACAGAAGCTCCCAAAACCATTCCGTACCAAAACATTCACCGAGTTATACAGCCATTACAAAGCCAAAATGCTGCACTTTAACACGGACACGCAGCAGCTTTTCATAAAAAGATTTAACCAAATAACATTCAGCAGATGAGCAAACAACCCGAAAAATTTGGTAACAAAGCCGCAGCCGTCATTCGTGGCCGTTGGTGGAATCCCGAGGATCAACCCTTCACCAGGTATTCTAAAAACAATTCGGAAAACTTTCATAAAAAAGACTGGGCCTTGGATTTGCTCAACAAAATACTCCACGGCTGCTGGAAAGGCAAAATCAAAGAGTATGCCATTTACCGGATCGAGAACGGCATACAAGAAGCCACACCAATTTACAAAAACGTTTTTTAATTTTTTTTTCAATTTATAACCAAACAAACAAATGGCAAATCAATCAAATTACGACAAGTTAGAATCTTTGGTGTCAACAATCAAAGAAGACTACAAAAAAGCACTAGAAGGCAACAAAGCCGCTGGCACCAGGACTCGTGTCGGCATGCAGCAGGTCAAAACCCTGGCTCAAGAAATCCGAACCGAAATCTCAGATCTCAAGCGGTCATAGCCAAACACCCACTAAGTGCCGTTGCTGATCAACGGCACTTATCTCAAATCACTTTCAAATTATAATACGATGAAAAAAACTAAAAATACCAAGCCACTCCAAGGTAAAGACGCAGTGCCTGCGTCTAAAGCAGTGCCTCAAGCAGAAGAACAACCAAAATATCGTCCTGGTCAACAACTCAAGCTCGCCAATACCAATATTCACGACGATATGCTAGAGATGCTAACCAACAGCCAATCCATTGCTGATAAATTTTACAGCAGCAGAACATTAAAAAGCAGCATAGAGCTTCGTAAGGTATATCTCCAAATAGCTAAAATAGCACTCTTAGAACGCAAAAGGATCATTCAAGCTCGTAAATCAAAAAACGCAAAGTAATGAGTTCAACTAGCCCAACCGAGCAGCCAATATCAAAAAGGAAAAGACACTTGGATTCTGTCCTGTGCTCTAACCTTTACCACTACCGTCGTAAGCTCAATATCACCCAGAGAGAAATGGGCGAACGCCTGGGCATAAAATCTGCCAGGTACGGGCAATGGGAAACCTACGATTGCGAGCCGTCGAGTAAATACATCATTTTATTGGCAGATATATTTGGCATCACTACAGATGAGCTATTGGGTCGTAAAGTACTCACAGAATACCAAGGTGCACAGTTATGAAAACCATATCCTGGAATATAGCAACGCTTCGTAAACGCAAAGGCCTATCACAAGAAGCCCTTGCAGGCAAGCTTAACATCACTCGTTCTCGCCTGAGCAGCTGGGAGGAACACCGGTGCGAACCAGGCATAGACATGCTGATCAACTTATCAGAATATTTCCAAAAACCAATTGACGACCTCATCAAAACCGATCTACGAAAATGTATCTAAACAAAGTAAACCTCAAGATAAAGCGACATCACTTCATAGCACTTTACGACTTCCTTTTCGAAATCAACAAAGAAGTTACAGAGCAGCTTAATAGCCGCCACGCTTATCTCGACCCCAGCAAATACGTAATATACGACCTATGCTGGACACTTAACACTACACAAGTGTGGCACAGATGGCAAAACAGGCAGCAAGATAAACTTTATACGCTCTCTTTACCCATTGGGCAGGCCGTTACACTATGTCAGCACTGCTTTTCGGTCTCATATACCGAAAACCCAGACTTGCACTCCTTCATTGGCATACTATACGCCAGGCTCAGTGAATACGTCAGTGGCCACCAGTTTACAAGTCCAGTGCCATCAAAACCCCAACTCATTCAATCATGAAATTTGAGTATTATAGCAAATTCTTTGATGTTTGGATAGGTGACCATACCGAAGATATCAAACAAAAAAATCCGACTGTAATTGAAACCGACTTCGAAGTCGTCGAATCCACTTTGCTCTCAGACCAGGACACCTGCTCCGGTCATGAGTGTTTCTATAAGCGAACAGGCGTAAAATGTATAACGTGTAAAAACCAATAAGATGACAATAACAGTAGATGCTGAGTTCGAATTGGAGGATTATTTTCCTCAAATATTGAGATTAATAACACAAAGTGTCAAGAATAATGGATTTAATGATGGGCAAATGAAAGCATTGCAAGAGGCAATGAATATTCCTGACCCACCAGAGCTTAAAATAAAGAATTTGCCTGACAAGATGAAGTTCGAACACTTGTGTAAGGTTTGGGATAAATACACTTTAGATCAATTAGAAATCCTCTTACCAGACTAACGCTATGATAGCTGTATTTGGATTAAAAAAGGACTTTGAGTTGTTAAAAAAATCTAACAAAGATTCTAAGCAACTCCTAAAGCTAGTAACTGACAACATTCAGATAGACTTCAACGGATACAACATCGAAGCTATCATGTTTTTGCCAAACCATACGGCTGCCTATCCCAATCCATTACGCACATATACCCAAGTCCTAGCATACATAAGAGGTCCAAGAACAGAAGCAGCACTTGAGCAGCTCAAACAACTAATCGAAATCGAGCAGCTCATCAACAGAATACGAAAAGACATGACCAACGGAGTTGTTGGTTACCATAGAGTATAATAATAACGGATTGGGGCATATACGCTGCCCCGTAATTGAAAAACAAATGTTCAAACTCGCATTGTCCGCAGAGGTAGCGTATGTGTCCTGTTAGCGGTTTGGTGCGGTTTAAATCAAAAAACGATGTATAATATTTTAGAAAGTAGAATAGAATTTAAAAACAACCAACTTTTCAGAATAACAGTACTGGTTGAAATGTCAAAAGGTGATGTAAGGGCTATTTATGCCGATACCAAGCCAAAAGGTGGATATATGTTTTTGAAGCCAAATCAGGAACTTAATATTGAATTACTTCAAGAAGTTGCGGGATATGGCTCAGAACGCAATGACAAAGATGATATGTTTCCTGGTTGGCACTCAAAGTTATCGGAGTTACGTAGCACTGACCGCTAACGTTTGGCGTATAAGGGAAGTGCGAGGAACGAGCATTTACTTTATACGCTGTTACCTGGCGAAGCGAACTGGTTTTAAAAAGAAAAAGCGAAGGGATGAAAATATTAAATTTATACGCTGGATTAGGCGGAAATCGAAAAAACTGGCAGGGTGTTGAAGTTACTGCCGTGGAAATGGAGCAAGAAATTGCAGACGTTTATAAAAAATTATTTCCAAACGATACTGTTATTGTTGGGGATGCTCACCAGTATTTACTTGACCATTCAGATGAATTTGATATGGTGTGGGCTTCACCGCCTTGCCAAAGCCATAGCAGAATGATGAAAGCAACAAGGCATAAGGTGAGAAAATATCCCGACATGATGCTTTACCAGGAAATAATTTTTTTACAACACTTTTTTAAAGGCAAGTGGATTGTTGAAAATGTAAAACCTTATTACGAGCCTTTAATAAAACCGACTGCAATTTTAGGTAGGCATTACTTTTGGAGCAATTTTGAAATATCACAATTTGATGTTCCAAGCCCAAAAGGATTTATTACGGCAGGAACGGCAAAAGAAACTGAAAAGCTAAAAGAATGGTTGGGCATCCATTACGAAGGCAATATTTACTATAAAAACAACCATTGCCCAGGACAGGTTTTGAGAAATTGTGTACACCCCGATTTAGGACTTCACGTTTTTAATGAGTCCAGGCGGGATGGGCTTTTTTCTTTTTAAAACTTGCAGGTAACGTGATGCATATTGGCGATAGTTGGCGTTTTTCACGCCAATTTTGCCAATGTGCTGTTATATTCTCGTTCTTTT